AGTTTCGTCGCTTCCTCTACCCGACGGGTCAACGCTGCAAATTGTTTCTTGGTAATCTCCCCAGTCTCCAGTAAGTTGCATTGGAGAGTAAAAATAATCTCCCGGGAGACCGACTGTGGGTAAATCTTTGATGACGTTAGCTGGGTCTGAGCACCAAACGACGGATTCAGGAGCTTTAGTTGGGTTAACGGAAGTAACAACAAGATCAGCCATTTTAAGTGGGAACTTCTCAGCATCACTGAGGGAAGTATCCAACATAAACTGAAGCATGAAGTTAGAACGTCCCATGGACGCTTCACGTTCAAGTAAGTTGTCGTCATTAAATCTATCTGGATCTGTTGTATTCCATGGTTCAACACCTTTATCAATATCTTCTTGAAGTTGAGGAGCTATTAGCCCTTCATAATTAGCCAAAGAACGAGGATAACGAGCTGGCCATACAAAGGGTCTGTAGTTACGTTCAGCAAGTTTTCTATAGACGGTAAAAGTGGTTTGTGGGGTTCCGAGGAAAATAATTCTACTATCATCATGAGGAGTAAGGATTGATTCAGCTTCAGTACAAAGTTGTAAAAGTTTCTCTCTCATAAATTCTGTCATTGAGTTACCGGGAACTTCTATGTCGTCTAAGATCATTAGATCTGCACGGCTTCCGGTTAACTGACCAGTAATACCAACACTCTTGACTGATGGAGCTTGGTGAGGAGAACAATTTACGTCGAAGGAAATTCTTGACCATCTTGCGTCGTCGCTCTTTGGCTGTAGATGTTTCAGCCATTTTGTTTCAATGATAAGTTTTTGTAAAAAGATAGACATGTTATCTGCACGTTCTTTAGACGCAGAGATAACCATTATTTTCTTTTCTGGATTATTGAATAATGTCCACAGCACGAATGCTCCAGTAATCCAAGATTTACCGACTCCTCGGAAAGCTTGAATCTGTAGACGTTTAGGACCGTGCTGTAGATAATCTGCTATTGCATATTGTGCTCTTGTAGGTGGTGGTAGATCAAGCTGCTCCCATAAAGCAGTCAGAAACAGCTTGAAATCGTCCTGTAAGGCACTTAAAACGTCTTCCATGTATGTTTAAGTGTACAAGTAGTTTAGAGGGCTAGAAAAAGGGATTACCGACGTATCCGTATTTAGCTCCAGTTTCATATGCCCTATATAAATTTTCAGAATTTTTTACTACGTCAATGCCCTGATTTAATAAATTGGCAGCAACTCCTGTTGGTTCTGTTACTAAGGATTGAGGACCCGGTACTAACCCAGCTTGATCTGCTCTAAGTTCAGCTTCTGAAAGTTTGTGTTGAATTTTATTTAAAAGAGTTGGGTTGTTTTCATATTCTTCTGCTCTTGCATCGATATCACTAAGCAGAATACTTGCACCTCCCAAAACACCAGAGGGAAGAACAAGTCTTGCTAGGTTTTTATTTGCCTTAAGTATATCCATGGCTTTAGATTTAAGAGGTATTTTAGACAGCCATTCAGCTTTCATTTCTAAAAGACTTTGCCCTGTATCTACTACTCTTTCAGAAAATAAATATCTCCATTTTTTATATAGTTCTTCTAGACCGTTTTTCCCATTTACACCGTTTACACCGTTTACACCATTCTTTATTCCGTTCGTTACACCGTTTGCTTTCTTATGATAACTTTTTTCTAATTGATCAAGGAAATCTTTTGACTGTGGAGTTTTTATAAACTGTTTAAACTTAGCAAACTCGCCTTGACTTAAAGCGATACCTTTACTAAATGGATCAAAATTATTAAAGTCACTAGCATTTACAGCCCAAAGCTTGTCAGCGTGTTGACCTAAATCACTTTGTTGTACTTTAAAAGCCCACGGTGCTTTATAAATATCACCACTTCCCATTTGTTTGGAAAATTGTTCTGCTAGATCTTTATCAGTTTTTAGCCAATCAAGTTCTCTAAATATGACATTACCTATATCATCAGAGCCAATACTGTCAGCACCAAATCTTTTGTAAAACTCTAAAGATGTATCGTGCTCTTCGTAAAACTGTAAACCATACTTAGCACCTTCTTTTGCTGTATTTTTAAAATTTGTTCTAGCTTTGTTTACTTCTTTAAATGAATCTAGATTTTTATACCATTTGTTATTTGTTCTTTTTAATTCAGAACTCTTTTGGGTTAGTACGTTATTAAATTTCCAGTTACCATCATTACCAGATTTAAAAAAACCTGAGTGCATATAGTTGCCTTGATCATCAGTAAAATTTACCGTTGATTTCCAGTCCCCTAAGCCTTTTTTTGACCAGTTACCTGTATCTGTTTTTAGTCCACTTTCTTCTAATCTTGTTATAAACTGATTTTTTAAATTATCTTGTTGGCTATAGGGAACTGTAAATACACCTTTATCATCTGGCGTAAATGTTTCCATAAAAAAAGCCGCCCTTTCGGACGGCGTGAAATATCTATTTCGGGTGGTTAATTAATGTGGCTATGTATTAGCCGTTCTCTATGAGGGATATGACCAAAAGTTGATCTCATCCAACTCAACCAGTAAGTACTACCTTTGTCCTGATTACATCTTCTGCAAGCGGGTACGACGTTACTTGTAAGGTCTTCACCGCCATAACATTTAGGTTTGACATGATCGATAGTGAGTTGATGTAGTTCATAATTGTTTCCGCAATAAACACATGTGCAATCGAAGTGCTCTTTCACAGCACGTCGCCATAATCTCTTTGATTCAGAGCTGGTCATGGTTATTAGGTTATAAAGGTAATGTTTAGGACTAGGTAGTAAGGGGGTCATTTACGAATTTTCAGTCTGCTACGTCTATTTATTGAGGGAGATTGAAGTCTGCCTTTAGTGGTACTGCCTTTAAAGTGAGCAGCATCTTTGCCATCACCATTTCCGTAGGTACCAAGTTTTCTATTTAAACGATTAGCGTTAGTTCTGATACGTAGACCCTTAGCTGTTTTGTTATATCTTCTTTGTTGTTTTAATCTTCGTTTTCTAGCTTTAGTATTATTTCTGTAATAGCTAGCGGTACGACTTGCCATGTACTCTCTCCGCAATAATTTCGGGGTCTATTTTTGGCATTACTGCTGCTAGTTTTGATAGTGGACTACCTTCAAAAGCAACGCCAGATATGTCATTTGTTTTCAGCCAATCACAGGCTGCTTTTAAATCTTGAGTTGTTGCCTCGCCACTTCGGACTCTTTTTAAGAATTCATCAGTAACGAGATTATGTAATTCATTGAATTGGTCTTCAGTTGCTTTCTTCATCAAGATTTTTTCCCTTTATTAATTTTTAGTTGGCTCTTGTTTGACGAACCTTTCGCTTGTATGAAATCAATCGCAAAAGTAGGTCGTTCATAATCTCTGATACATTTATCTTGGAATTTCTGAGCAGCTTTTAAATTGCTAAAAGTCCCCATTGTTTTACCAGTTTTTGTATCAACTACACTGCATTTCATTTATTCTTCCTTTAATCCGGGAAATAAGTTTTTCTTAATTAGCTTTACAGCTTGGTCATCAATCGTATTATCAGTACTTTCGGCATATGCCTCTAATAATGAGATCACTAGTTCCTTGACTGCGTTTGAAGTAAGGAATGCCATTAGGATGGGTTTGATAATAATCATTTAAAATAATCCGAATTTCTTTTTAGGTTTTTTAGGTTGTAAGGCTGATATTGGTACGACGTCGTGGCACATCACATATAGCTTGGATTTAGGATGCAGGGTAAAGCCCTTTTGCATAATTTCTGCACATTTGATTGCACGAGTCAACTCGTAGTCCAGCCTCATTTTTTCTTCTACTCTTTTGGCAATACGTTTGCATTGCTTTAAAGCTTCTCTATCTAGGGGAACCATAAAATTTAATTGCATCCCCCAGTTCTCTCCCTTGGTATAAGAGTCTTGTCTTAAAGAACCAGTATCCTCATTGAATGATCTAGGTTCTGTATGATTACCCATATAGAAAGGTGAGAACGTCATTGTGCTGCCATTACAGCTCACATTAGGACCAAAATATTGTCTACTTTGTGATCCGTTATTCTGGAATTGCACTGCTGAATTGGTGACATTTCCGGTCGCTGCCGCTATTGGATTCGAGGTGTTATTTACCTCTGGCTCATTAGCCAACACCGGGCTTCCTATTGCGAGAAGACAGAGAGCGATGTAGTAGTTGCGTTTGTTGTTACATTTCTTGTAACGTCGATCTGCTCGATCACCCCTGCAGCTCTGGTCACTGTTTCTAGTTGAAATGCGTTGCCAGCTGTGTGAATATCGAAGACTGTATCTGTAGCAGATATTCCTCCAGATGTTGCTGAGGTTGCAGTAACGTTGGATCCTGTCCAACTTTGCAGAGCACCACCGAACACCTGTGTTTGCAATGTCTCCGTCACTGTCTGAGTTGTGGTGGTCGTCGAATTCATCGATCCTTGGGTGAACTGGGGAGTAATAGTGTTTGCTCTCGCTACCGTGGGTGACAACAGAGCTAAGAGTATTAGCCATTTCTTCATGTTTCTTTTTTCTTTGCCATTGGACAATCAACAGTTTTACCGTTGTTTCTATTTCCGTTATTTGTCTGTAAACCAAAAGAATAAAGGGCACTGCCAAAGATACTTGCCACGAAGGTTATATCTGTGTTTTGTGTCTTCTTAATCATTGGTATTTCGACATAATTCAGAGTTATGACTCTCAAATAAAGCCCGACCAAACCACAACACCAAGACGTACGAAAGTACCAAGCACTTGAATATGATGCTCAGTATCTTCAGCGGCGTCTTTTATTTTGGTGAGTAAGTTCTTTTTCGGGCTTTCCTCTTTTCCTTCCATTTATCAATTTTACCTTGAATAAATTTCTGTAGTTTCTTTTTTATTTGGTCAAAAAAAGGTGTAGCTAACGTGGTTGTTGCTACTGCAGCTACAGCCGCATAAGTTGCTGTTGCCACTACCTCTGTTGTGGGTAATGGCATCTTTATATCTATGACAGGTATTTGTAGACTTGGTGGTTCTGGTTGTTCTGCTTTCTGTTCTGCCTTAACACCCTCTGGTCTTTCCAAATCGCTTGGAGGTACCACCATTGGTTTATATGATGGTATCTCAGCGGTTGGTATAAGTAATGTAGGTGTTTCTATAGGTTGTGCAGAAGGCAGACTTATATAAGGTAAACCACTAGGTTGGTTTGGGATTGTCACTCTTTACTTTTTCACAAGCTGCGTAATAGGCGGTAAGTTTACTAGCATCTCCCTTTGAGTTCCAGTACATAGCATCAGCAAAATCTGCTAGATGTGGATATAAAGGTTGACGATCTCTTTGGTATTTTTTGTTATTGTAAGCAGTCTTTAATTCATCAAGTTTAGTTGTAATTTGAGAGTCAGTGGGCTTTGTATCGCCGTTAGCTATCAGCCAATTTAAAGTTGAGTTATCAACGACTTGAAACTCTGCATTTGGAGCAAGAGCTTTAACAGCATCATAAAAAGTAGGTTCCATCATGTTGCAATCTCCAATACAAAAATACTTGATTTCTTACCGTTAACATTGATCTGAACATAAGCTGTGCCGTTATTGTCTCTCTTACTCTTCATTTTAATGTTTACTGCACTGGTTCCGGGGGAGTCAAACTCTCTTACAAAAGTTTCAGGACCAGTCCAATAAGTTTCATAATTACCAGTAGAGTTTCTACCACGATAAACTCGTATTTCCCCTTCCTCTGTACCATCTACATCTATAAAAAGATCAAAATCTGCATAATAACTATTATCAGACGCCATCGAATATACATTTGTAGTAGCTGTAATAATCAATTTACTGCTTGCAGAAACAGGGGTATAAGAAAACGAACTTCCCGGGATATCTGTTTTTGCGTAAGTACTGCTTATATTTGTTGTTGTTGTATATTCATGAAAAGCATATTTTAAAACTTTTCCTCCACCAGCAGCAGCTTCCCATGTCATACCTCCAGTATTACCAGACCTAGCTGTTAGGACATAACCATTGGTAGGTGCATTACTTACTTTTAGATTTGCTTCGTCAACTATATCGTCTGCAATAACTGTGGCACCATCAGCTGTAGAAGTTACTTCTCCTGAGTGGTTAGGGTGTACGTAGGCATTAGCTGAAGCTGCAATACCATTTAATTTAGTATGGTCTGCATCAGTAAATACGTTACTGTCAGTTGCTGCTTCGACTGCTGCTCTAATTTCAGCATCTGTTTGGTCTGCTGTAGCTGATGCCTCTATACCATTAAGTTTAGTGTGGTCTGCATCAGTAAACACGTTACTATCACTCGCTGCCTCAACAGCTGTTCTAACTTCTGCGTTAGATAATTGAGTGTTGGTATCTGTAGTCTGAGCAACCCAATCTAGATTTCCACTACCGTCAGTTTTTAAAACTTCATTTGCAGAGCCATCATCATTTGGAAGGGTTAATGTATAACTCGCAGCTGCACTATGAGGTGGTCCTTTAATAACTATACCGTGACTATTATTTTCACAATTTAGTTTAAATTGACCAGCACCTTTAGTTGCATTACCTTTAAAGACAACCTTACCTGAACCATTAGGATCTAAGTCAATATCTCCATTAGATGTAGAGACAATATCTTGTGAGTTAACATCAAGGTTACCTCCTAGTTGTGGAGTTGTATCTCCTACAACAGCTGATAATCCACTTGATCCTCCAGCCGCATTTATTGTTACTGAATCAGCAGATGCATCAGTTGTAATCGTGACATTAGTTCCTGCTACAAGTGTTACCGTATCAGTTGTTGAGTCCGCAGCTACGGTAGTTTGACCACTAACCGCTACGTTTGAGAATGCATTTTGGTTAGCATCACCACCGCTTGCTGCAGCCCATGTAAGACCACCAGCAGCACTTGATTTAGCTGTTAATACATAATCATTAGTTGGACTATTATCAACCTTTAAATTAGCTTCATCAACGATATTATCAGCGATAACAGTAGCTCCGTCAGCTGTAGATGTCACCTCACCGCTATGGTTAGGGTGTACATAGTTGTTAGCTGAAGCTGCTACTCCTGATAACTTAGTTTTCTCAGCATCAGTAAATGCATTTGTATCACTATTAGCTTCGTAAGCTGTTTTAATTTCTGAGTTAGATTGATTGCCTGTAGCTGTAGCTTCTATCCCTGCAAGTTTTGTTTTCTCTGCATCAGTAAAAGCATTAGTATTAGACTCGCCTTCATAGGCTGTTTTAATCTCAGCACCTGTTTGATCTGCAGTTGCTGAAGCTTCTATTCCATCAAGTTTAGCTTTATCCGCTGCTGACATATCGCCTTGTATAGCAGATGTAGCGGTAAAAGCTGGTTGGTTTTGTTCTTCTTGTACAGCATATAAAAGTTGATCTTCGTTGTTATTTAGATCAGTAGCTCTTATAGAAGAACCTGCAGCAAACACAGCTTTAGCTGTATCTACTTCAGTATCTCTATAAACCCTTACAGTAACTCCTGTTTTAGGAGCACCGCTAGATTCTTGATATGTACTATCAACGTTTGTATTATTGAAAGTAATTTTAGTAGGCGAGGTGGATACAGTGTATTTAGTTGTTGCTTGCACTACTCCATTGAGTGCAACTTTGACATCTTCAGTTTTTAGGTATGGAAAGGAAAATGTGTACTCTAAATTAGAGCCATTTACCGCCCCTCCATTCTCTACATAAGTTGTAGCCATTCTGTATCATTAATTATTTTTTGGTTGTTGAAGCCTTATTATTTCTTCTACATTTAAAACGCGTTTATTTTTATCGATCCTTTGCTTTGTATTTATTCGACTTCTCATTTCTTGATATAAAGGACTTGATCTTTCAGCAAATTTCTGTGCCTTACGTAATGCCATATTTAATTTTTTATGTACATTTTTAACTTCTGAGGGATCAACATAAACACCTTTTAACCTAGCCTCTTTAATCTCTTTCACAAAATTTTTTCCATATTTTGAGTTCATTACTTGTTGTATTGCTTTTTTGTAATGACCCTGTTCACCCATAATTCGAGTGACTTCACTTCGTTCATCTGGAGTATATTCAACACCAGCTGTTCCCTTTATTAAAGAAGGTCTACCATCAAATTCAATATCAATTAAAAATTGTTTTTCAGGGGATATTTTCCCAGAAACTCGTCCTGTTGGAGAGTAAGTATTCCAAAGACGTGTAAATAAATTATCAGGTTCTTTTATTTTGCCACCATCAATATAGTCATGCATATCAGGTAACTGGTCTTTTAAAATAGGGTTTCTATTAGCCCATAACTGACCTAATTCCATTTCAACTTCTTTAAGTTGTGGTGTTATTAAACGACCTAACTCATTACGTTGTCCACTTAAAGGAAATAGTGAATTACCAAAACTAGCAGTCCAACGATTTATTGCACCGGGATTACCAGATAACACATCGAATAATGGCTCTAAGCCAGCAGTAAATGATTTATTAGTTAAGTTTGCACCTAGTAAAAATCCTACTTTTCTTAAATTATTTTCTAATGTTGGTTCATCCATCATGTCATAGTTATCCATGATGTCTGCTGTTACAAATAACCAATCAGCAACTGGACCTAAAAATTCAACACTATACCAATTACCATCTAAACCTTTTATCTTACGAGGTTCCCAACCTACTTCACGTCTCGTTCTTTGTTTAGTTTTATCATAAAGTCCATTCCCATGTAGTCGGTCTTGAGTAAACAATCCAACTGCACCTAATGTTGCAATAGTACCAATAGCTTTTCTACCTTTTAATTCAGCTCTTATAGTGTTATATGCATTTTCCATTTGGTCAGGGGGTACATGAACACCTCTTTGTGCTAATAACTCTTTCGCTTTATCAAAGGTAATTTCATGAAACTTTCCACCAAACTGATTTAATTCATCAACAAATAAACCTGCTGGGTTATGAGAACCCGTAAACTTCAGCATATTCATTGAAGTTTTGGGAAACATAAGGAAAGGTTTTAAACCGGGTGCACGTTTGATTAAATCTGATAAAGAATTGACAGCCTTATTATCTAAGTTCATAGCAATTTCTCTACTAGCGTAGTCAACTGCTTCATCTGTAATTATTCCAGTTTCGTCAAACATTTGCTTATATGTTTCATCTGCATATTTTTTAAACTCAGCCTCATCAATAATCTTGCCACCATCATTTAAGAAATCAAATGCCTTACCTCTAGCTTCAATTTGTCCAACAAATGCTTTTGTAAATCCATCAAATGCACTCATGGCATTAGCACTAAATCTTAAAGCAGGATGTTCAGATAAATTATTCATCTCTTCGATCATGTTTACCATAATTGAAGGACCAAATTCCCCATTTGATTCTTTGGCATTAGCAAATTCTCTTAATAAAATTATTTGATCTTCATTAGCTCTAGCAAAATCTTTTTTCATTATGTAGCCAACTGAACCGGGATCAGTAGAAGCACGTTTAAATACTTGGCTCATATGTCTAAACGAATTCTGCAAAGTATCTACAAGTCCATAGTTATACATATAACTTGCCCGTCTTAAAATCTTTTGATCTCCTGAAATCATTGCTCCCGCCCACGTTGCAAGTGGTCTTTCTATCATTAAAGATATGTTAGATAAAGCTGCTTTTGAAGGAGTACCAAATGAAGATAAAACAGAGTTATAAATATTTGACCATACACCTGTCATAAATGCTGAAGGCAATTCTGGATTAGTATCTACAATTGCTTTCTTAAATACACCTAATGAGTTTTTAACATAGTCATTTAAAGCTCCAACAGTTCTGACATTACCATCTGTTAATTCGTAAGCTAACATTAATGGACCAAGCATTTCTGGTTTTTCTGCTTTTAAAGCTCGAAGTGTATCTATCGTTTCCTTTGACTCAGCAGATATTCGTTGTAGATTTTTAAGAGTAGTATTTCTCTCACCAGCTACAGCCTCACGAGCAACCTTAGCACTTACTGTTTTAGAATCTTTACCTAAACGATTCCATAGATTTAACATATTTAAAGCTCGACCTCTTGCATAAGAAGTCTGACCTTTAATCATCATTAAATATTGAAGACGATCTAATATTTGATCTTGTGCTCTTTGTACTTGTGAAGTATTTACCATTACATCTCTTGAACCTTGAGCCATATCAGAAACCTGACCAGCTAATGATGTAGATACATACGCTTGTGCACGCGCAATATCCATATTTATAAAATCATCAGTATATTTTTTCATAGCTTCTACTACAGCTACATATCCTTTAGATGTAAGAACTCGTGCTCCAGAATCCGCATCAGTTCCAAACTGACCTAATTTCTTAAGCATGTTATCCATATCTACTACATCCATCCGATATAAATCAGCAGCAAGACTTTTCCCGGCATCAACTATGACATCATGTGATAAATACTTTTTAGCCGTTGCTTGGTAACCATATTTGGAATTAGCTAAATCATTAGCTAAAGATTTAATGAAAGTAATACCTGCCTCATTTCCTTTAGTGATTAGTTGTAAGGCTCCATCCGAAACAACACTTCCAACTCTTCCATCTATTGTATTAATGTTATTAGCTATTTTAACTACATCAACAGAAGCTCCAAAAATACCGTCTTTATCTGTAGATCTTATTCCAGATTCATACCAGTCATAAGCATCATGAACACCTAATAACGGTTGATCTAAATCAACTGAGTTAGTGATATTAACAGCACCTAATTCAGTAAATTCATCGTATCTTCTTTTTCTTTGATTTAATACTGCATTCTCTATTGGGTCTTCAGATAGAATCTCTTCTTTAGAAAATTTGTCAATAACTTGTTTAGCCTTTTCGTTTTCCGCTACCCATTTAGTAGCTTTACTTGTACCTCTTAAACCTCGAGCTAATCTAGCAAAACCTAATATTATGTCTGAAGTTATGCCTAGCATTAAACCTTCATTACGATTCTTTATTCTTTTTAAATCAGATTCGTCAGCATCTAAAGTTGCAATATCATCAGGTACCCAACCCCAAGTCTGTGGCCAACTTTTTTTAAAGAAGCCAAGCATATTGTGATCTCGTTCTTGTACTGGAGCTATTGTGTCAGCTAAGACACCACTACCTGCACCGATACCAGTTTTTGCAAACCATTTAAACGCTGCGTCATTACCTAATTTCCATTGCTTTGCTTTATGAGCTGTTTTTCCAAGTTTTGTTAATCCTCCTTGCACAAAAAGCATAGGTAAAATAAGAGAACTTAGATCCCTTACTGTTGTTAAAGTTGTACTTGTATATTGAGGTACTTGTGGAATATTTACTCCCGGTAAAAGATTCAAAAGTCCAGTACCAGAATCAATTAATCCCATACCTGCAGCAGCGGGTATAGCAGTTGGATTTTTCCAACCAATTTTTTGTTGTTTAAATTCTTGTGCAAATGCTTCCGCAAAAGTTTTATTAGTATCTTCTTGGGTTGGTTCTACAACTTCCGTAGAAGTTGAATCTTGTTGAGTTGTTGGGGTTTGTGTTACTTGTTCAGGTGAAGAAGCTTGGGGTGGTTCCATTGCTTCTTCCTCTTCTTTTTCTACTTGTTGTTGAAACGATGTCGCCTCTTTTGTACGAGTATCATTTTCAGTTATCAGGTCATCTAAAGCTTCCTTGTCAAGTATTGGCGTACCTCCCAACAATTCATCAATTGAGGGCTGTTCCATTAATTACTATCTCCATTAAATACGGGAAATGTCATGTTTTGCAATGCAGTTCTATCTCCAAAACTAAGTAGTTCTAAATTGAATTGGCGATTATCTTCTTCATCTAATTCTTCTTCACCATTATAAACTGCATCAACAAAATTTATAAGTCTATTAATTAGACCTGTGCCTTCATCTAATAATATCTCGCCTATTTCACTTTCACCCGGGGTACCTGTAACACTTGCAGTAGCTAAACCTAAACCAGTTTTACCTATCGTTTCACCTAACGATGCTAGCTCACCACTGTTGTAGGCATTTCTTGCAGACTCAGCAATTAATTTATTTGCATTATTTTCAGCAGCTGACTGGGAAAAATGGTTATAAATTTGAGCAATAGACTCCGGTGGGAAAGTATCTGTCATTACTTTCATTAAAGCTTCGCCGGGATCGTTATATATCCTTTGATTACCTAATTTAGTTAAAAGATCAGTTACTATATTTGTTATTTTACCTAACTCAACTTCTTGTTTATTTACTGTCTTAACAGTATTTACTGTTTCTTCAACTGGCTGTATTTGAACAGGTTCATCAAAAGACACTTCATACTTTTGTGCAAGTAAGGGTTTATATTTTAAAAAGTTATAAGCACCAAACACAGAAGATTTAGAGATATTGGTACCTTCCTGTCTTAAATTTTCTGCAGCTTCATTTAATATATCGCCTTTATTATTTGTCACTAAACTTTGATTATTTGGATCCTTTTTAGCTGCGTTAAATAAAGTTCGAGATTTGCTGTAAGTATTCCTGAAAAGATTTTGTTGGTCTGCCTTAGTAGTGTTGTTATAAACATAGGTACTTGATGGACTTTCAGGTAGTAATGGTAAACCACGTTGACTTAACATTAAATTTTCTATCTCATGTGGTGAGTAATAACGTGATCCATCAGGTGTTTTTAATACTTTAGATGCCGCTATAGCTCCCCTTGTATACCTATGATTTGCTTGACCAAATGTACGTTGAGAAAGTTCTAATTCAGTTTTACTAGATAAAGCATTTTCACCTGTCTTACTCAAAGCGTTAACGCCAAATTTTTTAATAATATCTGAAATCTTTTTTTCATGTACAGCTTTATTCACTACAAAACTAGAAGCTTCTTTGCTCGACATTAAGTCGGGTACGTATGGATAACCTGTGTTAATGTTAATACTGTCAGCAGGAAACTTTTGATTATATTCAGCTACTGTTTGTTGGTAAGCAGCTTCTGCCGCTTTTTGAGGATCTATACCATCTAGATTTTTTAACTTATCTAAATACGAACGTTTAAAGTAAGCTATAACAAGCCCTGTATTTGGGTGACTTGACATTTCAGGATCATATTCAACTGGTGCACCAACCAAATCCTGAATAGCTTTTAAATGCGTATCTACAATTTTATTTTTACTAAGACTATCAATATATGTGGCATCATTCATAAATTCATTCCACAGCTGTACTGGGAACTCCTCTTTTAAAACTCTAGTAGTTAACTTTTTATTATCTCTTAAAAATTCAGCATTTTCTCTAGCCTTGTCTAACTGTCTAGCTTCTAAAGTTAAATTATTTTTTATATGTTCTAATTTTGTAAATTTAACACCGGGATATGTCTCTGAAAGTATATCTATTGTTGTTTCTACATCAGACTCATTTGGTATACCTTCACTTGTTAAAGCTACAATTGCAGATTCTTCAGCTCCTTTTACTTGTCTCTCTTTTATTTTTTCTTTTCTATCGTAATCTTCGTTACCTGCTTGTATAAATGCATCCTGTACCTCGTCAACTAACCCAGCGACCATATTATAGTTAATTCCATATTTCTTTTGATTCTCTGGATCTAGGTAAAAAGCTTGTATAGATTCTATATGTTCTGGTTCAAGTACTCTCCCTGACGCTAATCCTTTTAAATAAGTTTTTACGGCATCTTTGGCTTTAGTTCTATTTTCCCAATGTGTGTGCCCTGTGGTAAGCATTTCAAATACTTTCCTACCAACTGCTTGCTCAGAATCTTTTAGTTGCTCTGGAGTATATTTTTCAATAACTTTTCCGTCTGCACCTACTTCATTTTCTAAGGGTGAAAAAGTTCCAATAGATAAACCTACTTTATTTAACTCATCTTCTTTCATTGCTTCGTTGTATGCCTTATTTGCTCTGGCATCAAACGCCGCTTGAGATGTTTTATTCGTTTTATGAATTACATTAAAAGCATATTTATTTAAAATAGCTGGGTTTATACCATTAAAATTTTTAAAAAAATTACTTTGATAAGTTGATAGTGCTGCTGCTCTTTCAGTATTATTAGCTGCATTAACAATCTCATTAACACTGTCAGGGTTATATTTGGAGACTATATCTTGGGTATACATAATCGTATAACCCAAACGTGCAGCTGGACTTAATTTTCTATAACGTTCTTGTATATCAGCTGGCTCACCTCTTAAACGTGATTCTTTAGCAAGTTGATTAGCTGAAGCTGCTTCACTATCAGAACCAGTAAGTAATGAAGTTTCATACTCTTCATATGCTGATGCTTCATCGTCTGGAAAACCATTTTGCATATAAAACTGCATACCTTCAGCTAGCTGCCTTTCTTGTCTTTCTTTTGTTTTTGCAGCTAAAAATTGATTAAATTTACCTGATAACGCTTCAAGTTGTTTTAATTGTGCAGCAGAAGTGTTAATACGTGTTTGGTCATTCATCCGTTCGATGCTTTCAGCACGTTCAAAACCTCGATTTATACCTTGATATGACCCTTGTAATGCAGGAACGTAGTTAGAAAATTCACGGGGATTAAAACTACCTCCTCTAAATGATGTTGTCATCTTTTATTAATTCCTAATATTGAATGGTAGTGGGGTCAGTTTGTCCATATTTATTGATTTATACCCTGCACCAAATGGAGAAAAAGGTTCAGAAGCAGTGTCTGTTATCCAAGCAGGTTGATAGTTACTAAAACTTTTCTCATCAAACATGTTCAAACTGTTTTCACTTGGCAACTTATTAAGTCCTTTCACTTTTAATGAAGCACCATAGCCAGCTACAGCACCACCAATTGCTGAACTTATTAAGCCCATCATTGGTGATGTACTTTCCATTACAGGTTGTGGAGGAGCAACATCTGGTACAGGTTCAAATGCCACTTCAGAAAATAATTTGCTTCTTGCACTCTTCTGTTGTCTACTAATATCTTGTACATTTTGATTAAATGATTCAAGAGATTGAGATACAGCATAAGATTGTCTACCAGCAAACCTTTCTAATGCACCTATATCTAATGTGTTTATTCGGTTGATTGATCTACCTGTTCTTCCAGACGCAGTTAATCTTCCATGCTTTTGCATAAATTTAATTAATGCACCTTCATTAGCTTGTATTGAAGCTGCATACTGAGCATTTAAACCTTGCTGTGCTTGGTCATAACCACGTTGCGCGGCAAGATCATTTTCATTTAAATCTTTAAAATACTTATTTCGTTTGGCTCCCCAAATGCTAAGTGATTGATACCACTCTCTCTTGCGAGATTCCATTTGAGCTTTCCATTGTCTTTGTCTAGCGGTATTACGGGCTTTAGCTGCTTTCGATGCTCCGAATGCTCCTATTGCTCCTTGAGCGAATGTCCCGACTCCGACTGCTGTTGGACTGCACACGGCAAAATTCTATAAAGGGTAAGTTGTTAGGTCCATGAGATCTTTCTCCTAGAAATTGAAAATCTAAAAACCTAAGTAGTTTTAAGTGGACTGCATTTCTTTTATCAGCTATATTCCACAATTTTTTTTCTTTACGGGTGTTTAAATACCTTTTAAGTCCTCTAGAAAAAGTTAAAGGGTATTTATAAATTACATCTGTACATAACATCCATATTTGACCTGTAGGATAAATCCCTGCTACAGCAGCAATTTCACCGTAAAGCTCTATATACTTTGACTCGATATTTGCAGAAGCTAAGGGTATAGCCACCATAGGATCATGTCCATGACCCTCTGTAACTTCTTTAAAGTCAGCAGGTAATAAATTGGAGGCGACATGAATAGCCGCCTTATAGGTCAATTTTTTTAATTTGAAATTAGACAACTCTATAATTTTTATTAGTTAAGTCTCCCTCCCATGCCAATGAATATAATGTCGTTGGAGAAGGATGAGATGACGATATAGTTATAGTTACGTTTGTATTTCGATCATAGATTGGTACATTTTGGACTTTCTCAGGTAAAAAACTTATAGCATTGGCTTGAGTAGTATCAGCAGTTGTAGATTCATAAGTTTGTTCATAATCAGCTCGACCTGTTCTACTTAATTTAGTTTTAAATAAACCATTAGTACCAAAGAACACTTTAAGTCTATGCAGAATAAGAGAGTTATTTTGTTGTACACGCTGTTCATTGCCACTGGTAACTTTATAGTAAAAAGTTGGTAGCTTTACTTCCATATCAAATAGATAACCAATCTTAAACGTTTCACTTTTCCAGTCACCATCAAGCTCTAAATTACTACCATTTACCGTAGCCGCTCCATACCTAGTAATGTTATTACCAGAATCTATGTCAATAGCAACAATTTGATTTGTACTTTCAAACCCGGTTGGTTTAGCAAAAGTAGTTTTATTTGTTGTTGCATTATAGGTATTAGATGCCGTTGTCACAGAAGCTATATTGTCTAAATGAATCCTATAAATAATGTCATCATCAACAATTGTATTGGATGAAGTATCAAGTTTTAAATCAATTCTTTGCAGTTGATCTTTACTGTTGTTTCTGACTACTGCATATAAAGAATCATCTAGTACACAATGATGTTGGATAGTTCCTGTTAGCTCCCATGTAAACCATGCTTGCTGTATACGCTTCTGACCTACATCAAAATACTTATAACCATATAAGATATTTTTATTTTTCTCTCCAAACAGAATTAATCCATTCTCTCTAGAGATTGCAACCAACGTTATATTCTTATCAAATAATCTACTAACAACTTTTGATTGCTCTATTATTTGTGGCTCACCTTCTCTTTGTGCTCCAGCCATTTCCCAGAATCTGGAGTATTTACCAGCATCATCTAAGAAACCAATAGTTGTACCGAGTGAAACTGGATTACTTTTAATATTAAAATTATAAGATGATAAAGAATTTATTTTGGCTGTATTAGATGACAAGACATCACTATCTGTTGTCAACATAAACTGTTGATTTTTAGTAAATAAAATTAAACCACTATTAACTTGTATACCATCATAAACAATAGCTGGATATTCAGAACTACAAGATAAGTCAATCATATCTGAACTTGAGAATGTCACAGCAGTTTTAGCCCAGAAATTCTAAAAAATAAAAGCTTATTTATAGTGGATCCTACAAAACTTCCACGTGGATTAGTTCCATTTTCTCCAGTAGTACCAACAAGTGCATTAGTCCAAGATATCTGTTCAACTTTAAATGTGCCATCAGCTAACCTTTGTATTTGAATAGGTAATGTAGCTGCGTCATATTGAATATTTTCTCCGGGTTTTACACATTCTTCCCAAACACCTTCACCATCTCTGTCATTATGACCAAAGAATTTGACGAAATAATCATCCTCTTCTGCTGTACTGTTAGCAACTTTGACTATCATTCCGTGTTTACATTGCCGTGGTAATTCAGCAACGTCATTAACTTCTCCAGAGACAACAGTTAATAACTCACTTGCAGAAGAAGCCGCATTAAAGGAACCTGACGCTCTTGTTATATACAAACCATTACCAATAGTTTGAACATTAGCATCACTAAAATTACCTGTGGCAATAACATCTTTACGTATACCACCAAGAATTGAATCGGTAGTAACTGTTGTTTGAGTATCGAAAGCTGTTGGTGTAGGACGTATTAAACCTAAGTTTGCTTTAACAGAAGATTCACTATGATCTTTAACTGTAATTTTATACTTAGCATTCTCCATCCAGACATAGAAGAAATCACCAGTTCTCCAACCTTGTCCACCATGTAATAATTCAACTTGTGTTCTATAACGACAAGTATATTTTGGATTTCCTACATCACTTTCGGGTAAAGCTTGTCCAGTGGTATCAATTCTAAATATTAAATCTTTACGATCACTAGCACTTCCACCATTAGCTGTAACTGAATATGTATGAGCGATATTATTTTTATCGGCTGCAACTCCAGAATCACCGTTACTTATAGAAAATATACGTACAGCTACATTGGGGCACATCCCATCTTCTTGGGGATTATTTGTGTTGTAACACCAGCTTGTATAACTCCCTGTACCGGGTTCTGTTCCAGATGGTGCGAATGTTTGTCCATCACTTGTACAACTATTACCACTATCTACCTCTCTGTCTATATCTATTCTAGTGGCAGTATAAACAGTTGTTGTACTTGTACTGTCATATAAATCTACTGAATATTGTGAGGCATATGATTTTCTTTTTAATTCTAAAAATACTTCCGGTGGTCTAGCTGTTTCAACTGTACTTGTCATAGCTACAGTCTTAGTACGATTAGTTACATAAGTAATATCGTTTAAAGTTAGAGTTTGTAGCTGTTCGTCATCTGTATGAGTTAAATAATTTGTTAACGCACTTGATGTACCAGAATCATAATTGACAGTCATTGATGCACCGTCACTACAACGCCACATATTGACATCACCTGCCCTAGTGATCTGTCCTATATATTGTTCAGTTTCATCTCTGTAATAACTAAACCATCTTCCATTAGTGGAGGAGTTTAAGGCAGATGTCCCGTTATCACTTAATGAAGCTATAAATTTACTACCGGGTCTTTTTATCAATCCGAGAGTTACATCAGGCAATACATTTTTAGCTGAAGAAACTTGTCCCGGTAATTTTAAATCATCTGGTTGTTGTGAAATACCAGCGGTTAAAGTAGGTATTGTCTGAGTAACACTTGTCATTATCTATGTAAAGCGTGAAATGGCTGATAAGATTTATATGCACTTTCATGTGGCAAGCCATAGAAGCTTGCATCACTCATGTTGCATTCATATTCCATACAAGAAGCTCTAGCTTTTGCTTCTTCTATCTGTAGTTGTTGTACGAGTTGTGGGTTATTAACTAACTGAGTAGCTGCTCTTACGGCTGCAGATTTAATAATGTATCTTTGAAAGACACTTGGTAAATCTGTAAATTTATAAAGAGTAACTACATCTATAAATAGATCTTTATCAAACTCGTTTGTATGTTCAACAAGGTCATATAGTTTTCCATCTCTTGTAACAACATCCATTTGCTTATCTTGTAAACCTTCATGTAGGTCGTACCTCAAAGCATCAGTTGGTGGCAAGATATTTTTATTTGCATCAGGTGTAACTTTTACATGCTCTTCTGTATTGAAGTGCCAACCTTCATTTTGAATATCTTTATTGCACTCAGTTAGTAAGTTATATACTAAGGCTATTTCTGGATTGGCATAAGTGTTAGCTATCTCAGTCGCACTGTTAGTTACATCTGAAGTTACTGTCCCTAATGTTGTAACTGGGGACTGACCGATAGCTCCCAGTATTGAATTAACTGCGGATAGTTCGGTATCGGTATCAATAGTAGTGGGAGTCGTCATAATTTATTGCATAAAAAAAGGGGGTACAAAGACCCCCCGTATAAACACTGAATTTAGAAAGCAGCAGGTTTAGTTGTAGTACCAGCGAATAGTTCTACAGAAGCTGCAGGGTTTAGATAATCTGCACCCATAGCAAGTCTTCCAAGAATCACATCACCCTGATAGATGACTGAAACATCACCAGAGGTTACTTGTACTTGTGGACCTATTGCTTCGACAACACCAGCGGCTTCACGTTGGAAGATAAGTCCGCATGAGTTGGCGAATGAAGTTGCATTACCGTAATCGTTGTTAATACCAGTTACGGAACTGCGAGCATCTTCAGTGGCTTCTCCAACAAATGATCCTGTGTTACCGGGATCTACTGTTGCTGGGTCAGTACCAGCTGTAGGACTAGATGCTGGAGCATACTTAGTACCATACTTACTGAAGAAAGGTACATTCATAGACTTGAAGATCTTGATACCAGCTATCTCAATGATGCCGTTACCAGACTGCAAGGCTGTACCTTGTACGTCTCTATTAATGAGACCGTTTGAACCAACGTCTTGGATAAGAGCGTAGTACTGTCTTGGGTTAAGAACAGCTACTCTGCCGTCACCACTAACTCCTTTTTCATCAAGAGCTGCAGCTGCATCATAGAATGCAGTTACAAGCTTACCTGCGTTAAGAGCGTCGTCAGCATCAGAACCAGCTCCAACTTGGATCTGAGTTCCGCCGGGTTCTACGAAATTAGATTTCGTGATTGGGCTAGCTACTCTTGCACCGCGAGTTACGGCACGTAAGATTAGTCGGTCATATTTCTGAGCAAGTGCATATCCAATCTTCTTAGATATTTCTCCTCTCAACTCATAATGTGCAAGTGTCTCGTCTAGCTCATACACAAAAGCTGAACTGATAAGGAG